CTCCTACTTTAAGACCCACAGCAGTAAATACTTTTTAATCATTGTATTCTCTTATTGCTGTGGGTTTTTTATTGACTGCAAAATAAATACTGTTAAGAAGCCGGTGCAGTTTGTGGGGACATTCTGGGTTAGCCCAGAGCAGGTTTCTTAGCAGGACTTGGTGGTCCTTGTTTCCAAGTCCTGCACATTTCTGTGCAGTTATATCCAGCATAAATATATAGATAAATACTAGCAATAGGAGATTCAACATGAAACAATTAAAAACAAAAGATGATAGTTGGAGTATACTGTTAAGTACAGCCAACACACTACTACAAGTGGTTACACTATATTTGGTAGCAACTTGGGGTTGGGAACTGATACAGTTTCTTAAGAATACAATACTAGGAGTACTATAATGGCGGCAGAATTTAATATTCAAATAAATCAGAATGCTGATTTTACTAGGAAGTTTAAATTAAAGACACCAGGTACAACAGACATCAGTGGTTTTACAATCACTGCGGCAATGAAAAAACATTACACAACTGTAGATGCCAGTGATGTTGATTTTACAGTAACAAAAACAGATGCAAGTGCAGGTGACTTTACAATCACCTTAACAGACGCTCAAACAGCGGCGCTAACACCTGGTGCATATCAATATGATATATTGAGTGCAGATGGTGCTGGAATTAAAACTGCATTGGTAAGTGGAACTGCAAGTGTCATACCTGGTATAACACCATGATCAATTTAAATATAGCTGTAGCAGACAGCAACAGTAATATTACTGTGGTAGATGCGGCTACTGTAGAAATAACAGTACCTGCAACAGTAACTTACACCATAACAGTGGCCTCTGATGGGTCAGTTAGTATAGCATAATGACAGTAATTAGAATAAATGGCAGTAGCACAGGTAATCAACCTCAGGGCAGTGATGTTAATGCTGATGTAAGTCTTAATGATCTTAGCAATATAAATCTCACAGGCCTTGCCAACAACAGTATACTAAAATATCAAAGTAGCAGTGGTAACTGGATTATGGGTTCAGACACTGATACAGGTATTACAGCAGTTGTGGAAGATACCAGCCCAGAACTTGGTGGTAATTTAGATGTACTAGCAAGAAGTATTGTCAGTAGTTCAAACAGAGATATAACACTAGCACCAAATGGTAGTGGACAACTTGTAGTAACCAAAGCAGATGATGGTGCAACAGCAGGTCCTGGTATAGTTTTAAGTAGAACCAGTGCAAGTCCTGCAGACAATGATGTGTTGGGTATTATACAATTCAAAGGCAATGATAGTGCAGGTAATTTAGATGGATATGCAAGTATCACAGGTATGATTGGTAGACCAAACTCAACAAGTGAAAGAGGTGTTATCAACTTTAATGTATTGAACAATGGTGCAGATGAAACAGTAATGAGTATCAGTAGAAAAGGTCTATTTTTAAATGCCAGCAATGACATATACTTTGATGGTTCAACAGATGATGCTTTTAACACACAACTGAGTGCAACAGATCCAAGTGAAAACAGATTGATCCGTTTACCCAACTTGAATGGAACACTATTGATTGATGAATCAGATAGTGGATTATTAAAATTACAAAAAGCAGATGATGGTGCAGGTGTAGGACCAACCATGAGATTAGAAAGAACAAGTGCAAGTCCAGCCACAGATGATTTATTAGGTAGTATACAGTTTTTAGGCAATGATGCGGCAGGTAATTTAGATCAATATGCAAGTATTAGTGGGCGTATTGGTAGAACAAACAGTGGCAGTGAAAGAGGACTTGTAAACTTTAATGTTATAAACAATGGATCAGATGAAATAGTAATGACCATGGGTAGAAATGGATTGTTTATGGGTGCTGGTAATGTAGTAGCATTGGGTGGAGATAGTGCAAACTTCTTTACAAGTTTATATGTTGTAGATCCTACAGCCAGCAGGACTATAACATTACCAGATGCAACTGGAACTGTTATGTTAAATCTTGTAGAAGATACAACACCACAGCTTGGCGGTAATTTAGATATAAATGCTAAAAAGATTATAAGTCTTTCAAATGGTGATATTGAATTAGAACCAAATGGAACAGGTAAAGTTAAACTAAATGGTAGAACAGATGTTACAGGAATACCTGCAGACAATCATACTATGTTTATCTCAAATGACATGAGCAGTGATCTATCAGAAACCTTACACAATGCTATTCAATGTAACAGTGATTACAGTGGTATTACTATTGGTAGTAATACAAGACAACAAAGTATAACATTTGGTTTTATAGATGATGCAATAGATAAACAAGCAGGTAGATTCAATGCTGAATTTACAAGTGCAGACACAACCAGCAACAAGATGAAACTTATTGCTATTGATAATAGTGCAAGTGGTGCAGTAAATGGACAGATAGATGTAAGTCCTAAAAGAGGTGCAATCAATGTTCCTTTTGAACTACCTACATATGCAGTAGGAAGTTTACCCACAACAGGAATAGGTGCAGGTGCAATAGCATATGCAACAGGATTAAACAGTAGTGATGTATCAACTGGTAAAGCTATGGTCTTTTATGATGGTAGTAACTGGAAGTATATGCACATACCACAAACAACAGCAAGGAGCTAATAGGAGTTAGAAATGACAGATACAATAAAACTAGCAAGTGAAGAAGATAAAAATGGCAAAACAGAGGCACAAATTATAGGCATAGATACAGACCTGAGTAAATTTAAACAAAAACAAGAACTTAATGAACAAATGACAGAAGCGGCTCAACAACAAGCAGAATTTACACCTGATGATAAAACAGAAACCAGAGGTAGAAAGAAAGTTGATATTGATCCAGAACTTATTTACAAACTTGCAGAGTGTCATTGTACTCTAAAAGAAATAGCCTACATTGTGGGTGTTACAGAAAATACATTGAGAAACAGAGTCAGCACATTACTTGAAAGAGGTTATAGTGCAGGCAAAATGAGATTAAGAAAAGCACAATATAACAAAGCTCTAGAGGGTAATCCTGTTATGTTAATTTGGTTAGGTAAAAACATCCTTGGTCAGAAAGATGATCCAAGTACAGGTGAAGAAGATCTACCACTACCTTGGAAAGACTAATGACTAAGAAAACTACACAAACAGAACAGAATACTCAAGACATAAAAGAAATCAGAACTGATTTAAAAGTAATTAAGAATAACCATTTGGCACATATTGAAAAAGATATGGACAAGCAATCTCAAAAGATTGAGAAAATGGATGCAAGGCTTTGGTGGGTGTTGGGACTATTGGTAGCCTCAACAGCAATAGGAGCCGCAGGGGGACTATTATAATGGCTAAGAAAAAGAAAAAAGGTGGCAAAAGAGGCGGCAAAAGAAAATAGTATTGATTGGAGTGAATACTTTGCTTCAATTGTAAGTGTTTGTCCTTGGAGTAAAAGCTATTGGAAGAAACAAAAGATAGATATACAAACATGGACGGGCACACAACATATAAAACCTTTGGGAGAATATGTTGCTAGAATGTGGATACACAAAAATGCCTCAGGCAGAACATTGTGTAATATACATGATAGGTTGAATGTTACAAGAACCCATGAAGAATGGCTTTATAGTCATCCAGTATATGGTGGACATTCAACACCAATACCAGTCTTGATACAACAAGACTTAGAAACATTAACAAGGGCAAGGAACAGGTAAAAAATGAAAAAATTAGAACCACAACATTTAGATGCATGGAGAATAGTGCCTAGAGCACTTATCCTTGTTTATATGATTGTATTTTATCAAACAACACAATGGTTTATGAATTTATCAGACCCAAACAATGCACAAGCAGGTTTTGTAAGTGTTATTGTTGGAGCAGGTGCGGCCTGGTTTGGGCTTTATGTAAACAGTAAAGCCAAAGGTGTTACTAAAACATCTAATAAGGGTGGCTGTGATTGCCACAAACAAAAAGAAGAGAGGTAAAAACTATGACTTTATCAATAGGACAAAAAGTTACAACTCTACCAAATGGTTTGGCTTTGGCGGCTAACAGGATTCCAGGTATTGAGTTAAAAGGAACAAGTGGTATCAACCCAGTGGTTGGTGCAACATTAGAAACAGTATGTACACAAGGTGGTATTAGAAACTTACTATCAAGTGCAGAACAATTAAAGATTGTATCAAGCTCAGCCAATGATACCAACAGTGGTTCAGGCCATGCAAGAAGAGTTAAGATCAGAGGTGTTGATGGCTCAGGTAATATAGCAGAAGAAAATGTTAACCTAAATGGAACAGGTGTAGTAACTACAACACTCAGTTACCGTCATGTTAACAATTTATTTGTAAACAAAGTAGGTTCAGGTAGTAACTTCAATGAAGGTGTTATCTCAGTAAAGAACAATGCGGCAGATACAGTATTGTATGAGATTGCGGCTCTTGAAGGACAACAACAGAGTGCAAGTTTTTCAGTTCCACTATCACACTTTGGTTACATGACTAGTTTTGTTACAACATCAACAGGTGCGGCACAAGTAAGTGTTTGGATTAACAAAGCACCAGATGCAACAACAGCATTTAAACAAGTGCTTACAACAATTACAGGTGGCGGTGCTCCTGTAACTTACAACCTACCAAATCCTTTTCAGGTTCCAGCAGGTGGTATTGTTGAATTTAGAGCTAAAAGTTTAAGTGGTGGTAATGTAGCAGTAGCGGCAGACTTTCAATTATTATTAGAAAAAGAATAATGCCATACAGACCCAATAAAATGATGCAGGCAGATGCTCAAAGAGCAATTGACTACAATGAAAGTGCAACACCCAGTCAAAGATGGGGCACTAGAACAGGAAGAGTAAGAGCAGGCCAAATAGCTAGAGGTGAACTCTTAAGTCCTGATATCATTGTAAGAATGTTAGCTTTTTTAACTAGGTCAAAAAGAAACTATGAAAGATATGTTGGCAAAAGAGGCGGAGCCAAAGGCAAAGGCTACTATGCATATCTTGGATGGGGCGGTCCTAGTGCAGTAGGTTGGGCTGAAGATAAAATAGCAAGGATGAAAAAAGCAGGAGAACTATAATATGCCGCTAACCCACACACAAAAGATGGTGGCTGAAGATGACAGTAGATTCAAAGTAGTTTGTGCTGGTAGAAGATGGGGTAAGAGTTACCTTAGTATTAGAGAGATGTGCAGATTTGCAAGTAAGTCTAATATGAAAGTGTATTATGTTGCACCAACTTTTAGACAAGCTAAAACTATTATCTGGGATGATCTTATAAAAAGATTAACTGAGGTAAAATGGATCAAAAAGATTAACACCACAGAGTTAACAGTAACTCTTAAAAATGGAACAAAGATCTATTTAAGAAGTGCTGATAACTATGAAAGTTTAAGAGGTATTAGTATAGACTATTTGGTAATGGATGAGTGCAGTGATATTGATGTTAAATGTTGGGCAGAAGTTTTAAGACCAGCACTAGCAGACAGACAAGGTCATGCAATGTTTATTAGTACACCAAAAGGCTTTAATTGGTTTTATGATTTATGGGCTGGTGCCAATGCACATGATGGTTGGGTTGGATATCAGTTTACAACATTAGAGGGTGGCAATGTTACAGAACAAGAAATAGAAGCCGCCAAAGTAGAAATGGATCCTAGAAGTTATGAACAAGAGTTTCTGGCAAGTTTTGTTAACTTTAGTGGTCTAGTTTATTATGCATTTGACATTGATAGAAATGTTAAAGATTTAGAACCACAGCTTGATAAAAGAGATGTGCTTCATGTAGGAATAGACTTTAATACTCAACCAATGAGTGCTGTAGTGGCAAATTGGGATGGGCTAACAATGCATATATTTGATGAGTTTGAAATAAGAAACTCTAATACATATGAATTGTGTGATGAGATAAGCAGAAGATATCCTGAAAACAGGATAATTGCATATCCAGATGCCTCAGGTGCTAGTAGTAAAACAAATGCTATGAACACTGACCATAATATCTTAAGACAGTATAACTTTGCAGTGAAAACAGCTAGAGTTAATCCACCTGTTATAGACAGGATAGCTAGTGTGAATACAGCTTTCTATAACAAAGTAGGTGAAACTAGGCTAACAGTAAGTTCAAAGTGTAAGGGTCTTATAAGATGTTTGAACAAGCAGATATACAAAGAAGGAACTAGACAACCTGATAAAACATCAGGAGTTGATCACCTTCCAGATGCTACGGGTTATTTGGTATGGGGTAATATGCCAATTAAGAGACCACAGCAAAGAATGGACACAGGACCAGAGTTGTTTGCCCATTATTAAGCATATCTTTAAAGATAGAGATATTGAAGATAAATACATTATAATTACCTAAAGGACTAGAAATGAAATCTGAAGATTTATTAACAACACACCCAGCTTATAACAACCATGCAAGAGAAGCTGATTTCTTTTACAGAAGTTATATTGGTGGTGAGCTTTACCAAGCTGGTGAATATCTAATCAAATATTTGGGTGAACAAAACACACCAGGTGATAGTTATGCAAAAAGAATCATGGCAACACCTTTAGATAATCATGTAAAAACCACAGTAGATATATATGGTAGTTTTTTATTTAGAAACTTACCAAAAAGAACACTAGGCAATCTAGTAATGAATCCACAAGTTATGAACTTTGTTCATGATATTGATAACAATGGCACTAGCTTTGATACATTTATGAAACAAGTAAATGACATGGCAATGGTATTGGGAAATATGTGGGTATTAGTAGATAAACCAGATTATGCAGTAACAACACAAGCAGAACAAGAAGCAATGGGTATAAAGGCATACTGCGCCGCTTATACACCACAGAATGTACTAGATTGGCATTATAGAAGAGCAATATCAGGCAAGATGGAACTTGACTACATCAAAGTAATTGAGTTTGAAGATAAACATATGATACAAATTGCTGAATGGTCAAAAGATCAAATTTACAAATACACAGTTGTAAAAGATGAGCATGGTGATTATGGTGATGTTACAGAACAATTAGAATATGTAAATCCATTGGGCATGATACCATTTATAAACTATGCACCACTACCAAGTCCAACACATGGTATTGGATTTAGTTTAGTTAATGATACAGCTTACAATCAAAAATACATTTATAATTTATTAAGTGAACTAGAACAAAATATTAGAATTAGTGGACACCCTAGTTTAGTTAAAACACCTAGCACACAAGCAAGTGCTGGTGCAGGTTCAATTATTACAGTACAAGAAGATATGGAACCAGGGTTGAAACCTTATTTGTTACAACCAGCAGGTTCTAGTATTGATGGAATACTAAAAAGTATTGATAAAATTGTTCAAAGTATTCATAGAATGACTCACACAAGTGCAGTTCAAATTATGAGAGGCAGTCCTATGTCAGGTACAGCCTTACAAACAGAAAGACAATTATTATCTACAAAATTAGTTGATATAAGTCATGCATTACATGAAACAGAGCAAAAGATTTGGAAGCTTTGGTTCACTTGGATGAATATAGATCAACCACAAGATTTCAGTATTGAATATGCTGAGACATTTGACATAAGAGATGAACATAGTGACTTAGAGCTATACAAAAAAGCAATTGATACAGTTCAAAATGATGAATTTAAAATACAAATGCAAAAAATGATAGCTAATATGTTGATTGAAGATGAAACTGTAAGGAATCAAATTCAATCTACTATGTCAATACAAGAACAGTTAGTTCAGGAGTCAACCCAGGCAATGGTAGATGAGCAAATGACACATCCACCTATGATGAGTCCTCAAGACATGGTTTCTCATATTAGAGAAATGATGGATCAGGGTTTGAGCAATGAACAAATTCTGGAGTTACATCCAGAGATACAAAGTTATTTCACACAAAGTGAATAAGGTATTTGTTACCCACAATAACAAAGGAGAAATGTTGATATGGAAACTGAAAACGCCATAGTTGAAAACAGCAAAGTAGACACTGGCTCTACAGAAGCTGGTAGTGATGACAGCCAGGTTAAGGAGAAGACTTTTACTCAAGATGAACTTGATGGAATTCTTCAAAAAAGGCTTTCTCAGGCTACTAAAAAGTATGCAGATGTGAATTTAAATGAGTATAATGAATTAAAAAGTTTAAAAACACAAATTGAGGAAGAGCAACTTATAAAAAGGCAAGAGTTTGATAAAGTTTTGCAAAAAACTAAACAACAAAGTGCAAAAGAAGTTGGCCAACTTAGATCTGAATTAGAAAAGATCAAAGTAGATGGCGCTCTTATTAGTGCAAGTTCAAATGCTAAGGCAGTGAACCCAGCTCATGTAGCTACACTATTAAGAAACAACATCAAGATGACAGATGAAGGTACTGTTACTGTAGTTGACAATGAAGGCAATGCTAGATTTGATGACAAAGGTGATGCTTTATCAGTAGGCACATTGGTTGAAGAGTTCTTAAATGAACACAGTTACTTTAAAGTTGCTGGACCTAGTGGTGCAGGGTCTACCGGAAACACTGACACTAGATCAAGTGAGAAATTTGATCTTTCAAAACTAGATATGCGGAACCCAGAGCACCGTCAAAAATACAAAGACATGAGGCAAAAGGGTTTAGTATAGTCATTCTTAACTAGGAGAAAAGAAAATGGCAAATGGAAAATATGTAAGTTCACTTGATGTAGATGCATTAAGTGTACCAGTATTAGCCGCTACTGTATTTGCGGCAGAGGAATCATCACTATTTTTAGGTGGAAACATGGTTCCAGTAGTAAACGCTCCTTCAGGACTATTACAAGTTCCTGAATTAGCAAAAGTAACAGCACAAACTGTTAGCTCAGAAGCGGCAACAGGTGTTGATTTAGATGCTCAGACAATCTCTGACACTAAAAACAACATTGTTTGTGAATTAATAGCGGCAAGAGCTGTAGTTAGAGATCTAGGTAATATTGATCCAAATGAAATTGGTAGATTATTAGGTAGATCAGTAGCAACTGCATTTGATAAAGCAGTATATGCGGCATTAGATACATCAACTGATTCAGCGGACTCTGTTCCACTATCAATTGATAAATTCTTTAATGCAGTGAACCAAATTAGAAACAATGGTGAGGCAGGACAACTTTACTCAGTAATTACTCCTAATGAAGCCAACACAGTTCTAAAATCAATTGGAACACAAGCATTTGCAGGTGGTGATTTCCAAAATGAAGCAATGAGAAATGGCTTTATTGGAAATTTAGCAGGCGTTCAAATATTTGTTAGCTCAAATATTACAGCATCTGGCACAGCAGGTTACATTTTTGGACAAGATGCAATGAGAATTGCTATGCAAAAAAATGTTGACATTGAAATTGCTAGAAGAGCGGCGGCAGTTGGTAATGATGTTGTAGCATCAATTCATGCAAAAGCGGCAATGATTGATAACTCAAGATCTGTTAGACTAATTGATGTCTAATCAATAATAATAGTTAGAGGGCATTAAGCCCTCTAACACTAATGGAGATTTATAATGGCATTTGCAACAAATGAAAACTTACACACTTTTGCACCTGAAGTCTTTGATCAGGGTGTAGATGACTGGTCATCAGAATTAGCATTGGCTGAAACTGATGTAATCAGTATGATCAGAATAAAATATTGGAACAGATATGAAAAGCCAAGTGATTTCAATAGTGCAAGGCTAACAGCATCTCAATGGACAAAATCTACAGTATATAAAGCATTATATGGTTATATACTACCTAAACTTTCAACATTTAGACCAGAAGGTGATCCCTTTAGAGAACAACTTACTTTTTACAAAGAAAGATTCAATGAAGAATTTGATATGCAATTTGGTTTAGGTATTGATTATGATAAAGACGGAAGTGGATCAGTTGATCCTGATACTGAAGTTGATAGAATTAGACAAGATAGGTTATACAGATAATGTCTAGAGAGAGTATAGTTAGTGAGTTTGTTTCTACTTTGAAATCTATGAACACAATTAAACTTGGTGTTGTTCAAAGAGATCCAATTATTGTTTCTGAATTACCAAAGACAGCATTTCCTGCTGTTTATGTTGAAACTGTCAGTGAAGACAGAGAAAACCTAACAATGGGCGCAATAAGAACCAGAAGAAGTATGATGGAAATTGATTGTGTGGTTGTTGTTGGTGGTACACAAAGAGACAAACAAAGAAATCTAGTAGTGGATGCTATTGAAAGCCATTTGGCTTTGGATAAAACTCTAGGTGGGACTGCAAAGGATTGTAGTTTAACAACAATAGAACTAGTTCAAATAGGTGAATCAGAACCTTATGCTAGTTGTAGAATGATATTCAGCATAGAATATCATTATGATATCTAAAGAGAGGTATAATTATGGCAACATATGCAGGACAAGGTGGAGCACTCCACTTCAACGGCGCAACAGGTGCATCAACAGGTACAAATGTAACTGAAATTACCAATTGGTCACTATCTTCTGAAGCTAATGCAATTGAAACATCAGCAATGGGAGATACTTTTAGATCTTTTACTCCAGGATTAAAATCTTGGGAAGGTACAGCTGATGTAGTATGGACTGATTCAGCAGACTCTGGTTCAGTAGATACTATAGTTACTATAGGGCAAACAGGAACAATTTTCTGTTATCCACTAGCAAGTGACACAGATATGAAATTATCAGGTGATGTTATCATTACTGGTATTGAGTATACACAAGACCTAGAAGATGTAATGAGAGCAAGTGTTTCTTTTCAAGGAACAGGCACTCTAACAGTTGATAACAATTTAGCTTAATCAAAGGAGGATAGGTTAGTGAGTGATGCAAGAAAAACAATAAGAGAATTGTCTACTGAGATCAACACTGATCTATCCAAATTTGTTAAAGATTATATTGTTACACTAAAACAAACAACTCCAATCAGAACAGGTAGAGCCCGTAATGGTTGGAACAATACATTTAAGAAAAGTAGTATAGGTAAAGGTGGAAACATCCCTATAGCACAAAACAATGTTCCATATATTGGAGTATTAGATGACGGCAGTAGTAGACAAGCTCCCACAGGAATAGTTGAACCTGCTCTTAGAAAAACAAGGAAAAGATAATGAAAAACAAAGTTTTAAATAAAGCAACAAGTCATTTTAAAGAAGCACTTTCAAGTGGCTTAAAAAGTATTGAAGTTCCTGAATGGGAAACTACAATTTATTACAGACCTGCATTCACACTTGCAGAGCAGGCTAAGGTTTTAGAATTTCACAACAAAGGTCAATTAGTAGATGCATTGATTGAAACACTTATTGTGAGAGCCAAAGACAGTGAAGGTAAGTCAATATTTCAAGCTGGTGAGAGAATAATTATTAAACATGAAGTTGACCCAGATGTTTTAACTAGAGTTGTAACAGAAATGAATACAGGTGTAGGTAAAGCAGAAGCAGAATTGGGAAACTAAGTCAAGATACAGATATTCTGTTCTTGTTTAAACTAGCTGAGAGTTTAGGACAGACTGTATCTTGGGTGATGCATAATGTCAGCATATTGGAACTCAAAGGTTGGGTTAAATATTATGAATACCAGATGAGACAACAAAAGAAAGCTCAAAGTAAGGCTAGAAGAAGGACATAATGGCAGATTATAAAATTAAAATTAATGCAGAAGACAACACCAAAGGTCCTATTGGTAATATAAACAAAGGACTAGGTGGATTAAGTCTTAGTGCAGGTAAAGTTAAAACGGCTCTTATTGCCGCGGGTGGTGCTTTGGCCGCATTTGGTGTAGCCAGTAAAGTAAAAGAGACAATTGATAGTTTTGATAATCTAGCCAAGAGTGCAAGAATGGCAGGTGCCGCTAGTAGTGAAGAAGCCTTTAAAGGTTTCCAAGTATTAGGCACAGCAATGTCAGAGGCAGGTATTGATGCCGCTACTTTTGAAAGAGCAATGCTTCAAACTACAAGTAGATTGAAAGCAGGTACTGAAGGACAAAAATCATTTGCTAAGATAACAGATAAACTGGGTGACAGTTTATTAGACATGAATGGCAATTTAAAAACTGGTCCTGATCTACTTAAAGAAATGATCAATGCTTTAAATGCAGGTAAAATTACAACAGAAGATTTTGCAAAAGTAGTTGGTGGTAGAGCTGGTCCTCTTATTCAACAACAATTTGCAAGTTTAAACACAAGTGCAGAAGCTTTAGAATCAACACTATCAGATGTAGAAGCAAATTCAAACATTGTTAGTCTTGATGCAGGAGAGAATGCAGAGAAATTCAATGATACTGTAGGAAGATTACAAATGGCAATGGGTCAGTTAATGACTGATGCTATAACACCTCTCTTACCAATGCTAGTAGATCTTGCAGAAAATGTATTGGCTAAAATGCCAGCATTCATTGAAGGTGTTAAAACAGCCTTTCAAGCATTACAACCAGTATTCAGTTTAATAGGAACAGTTTTAAGTGAAGTTATAGTGCCATTTATGAAGGCATTGTTTACAGTACTAGGCAATGTAGCTGAAGCAGTAACTCCGCTTGTAGAGGCGGCTATACCCGCTTTAAAGGCGGCTTTTGAGGGCATTCAAACTATTATAGAAAAACTAGTTGGCTTCTTTACAAAGGTAGTTGATGGACTATCAGCTATTGGTGATAAAGCAAGAGAACTAAAAGATGGTGTAGTTGGATCTTTTACTAGTATGAAAGATGGAGTTGTAAACAAAGCTGGCGCTCTTAAAGATGGTGTAGTTGACAGTTTCAATAGTATGTTTCATACTATTGTTGGTGGATCAATTGTACCTGATATGGTTAATGGTGTTCTTAGTGAATTCAACAGAATGTCAACAGGTATGCAAACAGCAAGTTCAACAGCAACAACATCAGTAACAAATGACTTTAACAATTTAGGTAATACAATAGAAAATGACTTTGGTAGTAGTTTAAGTAATGCATTAAGTGATGGTAAACTTTCATTATCAGACTTCCAAGGTTTCTTTGCTAACACAATGACATCATTGATTAATGATGCACTCAGAGGTGGCAGTGGTATTTCAAATATCTTTGGTAGCATCTTTGGCGGTGGCGGAGGAGGCGGCATTGGCGGAATGCTAGGTGGTCTCTTTGGCGGTGGCGGAGGAGGCGGCATTGGCAGTCTTCTTGGTAGTGCTGTTAGTGGCATTGGTAGTTTCTTTGGAGGCTTCTTTGCAGATGGTGGTTACTTGGGCACAGGTCAAATAGGTCTAGTAGGAGAAAATGGCCCAGAACTTATATCAGGTCCTGCAAACATAACACCTATGAGTGGAATGGGCGGAGCAGTGACAATAAATATTAATGCAATTGATACACAAACAGGAACACAGTTCTTATTAGATAACAAAGGTTCAATTGAAGGCATAATACAAAATGCCTATAACAGGAGAGGGAAACCAGGTATAGCATAATGAAGAATTTATTTACATATCCAAGTAATAGCGCCACAGGCTATATAAACCCAACTTACTATGCGGCAACAGTAAATGCAACACAAATAGAAAGTGGACAAAAATATTTTATTAAGGCAATTGGCACAACAGACTTTACAGCAATAGGTGCGGCTAGTAATACTGTAGGATTATTTTTTACAGCAAACAGCACAACACCTGCAGGAAGTGGAACAGCTTATTTGGCTACTTCAGGTATGGTAGGTAAGTTTTTAGCTATGGTAAGTGGTGAATACAAAGCCTTTCCAATAACTTATTGGGGTTCAACATCAAACAATACTAGATTAGAAAATGCCAGTAAGTTTATAAACTATTTTAATGATGACAGGTTTGGAACAAATTTAAGTATATATGATTTCTATAGAAACCCTTTGACAGTATTTGATAAAAGTACATACAATGTAACAGTTACTACCAAACAAGGTCAAGTTGATAGCAGTGGTAATCCTGTTTGGCAATTGGTTCACAACACAGCAACACACTTTAGTGATAATGATCAAGTTGATGTTACTGTAGACCCAAGTGGTGCTAGTCAAACAGCTTTCTTTATAGATAAACTAGACAATAACAATATAAAATTATTTACAGGTAGTGGACCTGCTACACCTTATGCAAATGGTCTTCTAACTACAGAAACAAGAGAAAAGGCTGTTTTTATTAGAAAAGCAACTGGAATGAGAGCTATATTTGCTTTGAATAGTGATAAAACTGCACCAACTGATCCATTTAGTGCTTATGATGATAGCACACCAGCTAGATTATCTTTTGTAGAAACAGATGGAACAACAGGTGGCAATCCTTTTAATCAAACTGGTGCCGGTGGTGGTGCTGGTGGTGGAAGTGATAGAACAACAAGCATTGTAACTCAACAAGATCTTTTTGGAACAAAAAGTGCATTAACTACTAATTCAAGTGTAGGTATTAAAACATTAGAGTTGTTTACAAACACAGGTAAAAGTGCTGTTCCAACACACACAGAAACTTATAGTGCATCATTTACAAAAACATTTAGTAACAGCACAGGTAGTCCTGTAACTCAAATTATGACAAATAACATAGCCATAGGTAGTGGTAATTTAGGTGATAATGGATTTAGTTTTGGTGGTGGCACTGAAGCAACCGTTGCTACCTTAAGAACTGCTATAGCACATGAAGCTGGTTCAATGGGATTTGGTTTAGCAAGAGTTACAGTAAGTGGCGGAACTGACTTAGGCAGTAGTAGTGGTGCTGGTGTAAACATACCAACCAGTGATGATTTTGATGATTTATGGTTTGTAGCCTATGATAATGATGGTGGTAGTGGTGATGACCTTATAACAATTACTAAACAATTAAACAACATGGCCACAGCTTACAATGGTGCAAGAGTTATAGCAAATGGTGCAAGTGCAACAGTAACAATTAAAATTATTGACCCTGCACAAGCTAGGCCAACTGGTGGACAAGCCTGCTTTATGGTAGCACCAAATACTACTGTATCAACTGGTGTAGCAAAAAGATTAGGCGGAACAGTAACAGTAAACAAACATTTTATAAGTGGCAAAACAGATATATTAGGCCCAGGTAATAAAAAATATGAATTTCAAAATACAAGTAATGTTACAGCATTTGGTGCAAGATTCAGTGGAACATATTATGAAACAGCTGATGGTGGCACACCAGGAACTAGTCAAAGTTTAACAACTGACAAAACACCTACAATAGCTATAAATGTAGATGGCACAGGACGCCTAACAGGTTATGGAACACTAGGAACAATTAATGATAAAGTTGGTGGTGTATGGGACAATGCTAATGATGTAGTATTACCTATAGATGATGCGGCAGATACATATGCACCTAGAACACCTAGTACAGTTGAAACAGATGAAACATTTGACACAGATGATTACTGGGTTGATCCTGCATTTCCTTCAGGAAATACAAATGATAAAGCATTTCCAACTGATATAGTTCCTGCTAGAGCAACAGTAACTTATGTTCAACCTAGCACAACAAACATAACACAAAGTGGTAGGAAGTTTGTAAGAAGCAGTCAGTTTGTAAAATATAAATTACAAGTTGAATATGCACCAATGGGTGTAGATGATTTTAGAAAAATACAAAAGTGTGTTTTGGCCGCACAAGGTCAAAGTCAACCTTTTTACTTTCCATTGAAATATGATGGTAGTAATTTTATTTTGATGTCAGATGGTAGCGGTGCTGTAAGTTCAGAATTTATCAATGTTACAAAACTTGCAGATCAACTTGTTGGACAGAGTGTATTTACAGTAGGTGGATTTGAACAAAATCAAACAGATGCACTCAAAGATGGTGAACATTTTATTATCTTTAATGACAATGGAAATTTGGCAATGGTTGTAAGTGGACATGATGCAAACAACTTTGGTGAAGTAAAATTTAGAATATCACATCCTACAAATACACAATTAGATTTTGGCACAAAGTTTTACAAAAATCCAAGTCATGCAATAGTAACACTGGCTCAAGATGAATTTGAATACAATGTAGATGAACAAGAGTTATACTATGTAACTGTTAACTTTGACTTGGATCAGTTTAAATAATGCCTACTATAGCAGAAATGAAAGCTAGGCAAACAACTGCCTACTATGAACTAATTAAGATTGAAACTAGTCCTACAGCTTTTCATGTTACAAATGCACCTTTTGATGTAACCTATGATGGTGACACATACAAGAGTGCAGGTGCGGCATTGAGTTTGGGTGCAATAGAAACTAACATTGAATTTCAAGTACCTAAGTTAAGCATAACTGTTGGCGGTATATATGATATTGCTAATGGTGACATGGACCCACCTTTTATACAAACAGTTCAAAGTTTAAAATATGTAGACAGACCTGTAACAATATTCAGAAGCTATTTTGATCAAGGTACTTCTATTACAAGTGGAACATTTGAAGTATTTAAAGGTTATATTGATAGTGCAGTTATAAACTATCAACCAAGTGGAACCACTAGTGTAACACTAGAAACAAGCAGTCAATGGATTAGATTCAGTGATATAAATGGTAGAAGAACAAATACAAGAAGTCAAAGAGACAAGTTCACAGCACCTCAGGCTGGTAACAATGATACAGGATTAGATAACTGCAAAGAAGTTATCAAGGAGGTTATTTGGAAATGATACAAAATGATTTAGATAAACTAGGAAAGTTTCTAGCAATAAAAAGACATAGACCATTTGAATTGAGTGTTAATGATTGCAATACACTTGCAGTTGAATGGCATGATTTAAGATATGGAACAAACAAACTGGACAATATAAAAGGACAGTATCATAACAATAGAACTAGAATACAATTTGCAAAAGAATATGTAGGTGCAGAAACTTGGTTAAAAACAAATGGTTATAAACAGGTTAAAACAAAAAAAGAAGGTGACTTTATACTAATGAAACACAAATATTGGAGTGTTGTATACATCTACTTTTTTGGTGTTGCATACACATTTGAAGAAGGTAAAAATTTGGTTAGGGTAGATCCTAAAAGTTTTCCCAAAGATCAAATAGAAATTTGGAGAAGATAAAATGGGCATAGATCCAGTTAGCTTTTTTGTAAAATTAGCAGTTCAATTTGTTGTAAGTAAAGTCTTTGCTAAGAAAGAATCAAAGAGATTTGCTAGTGGTGGAGCTAATCAAAACAGTGGTATAGTTGTAAACAAAAACAGCAGTAATGATCCTATTCCTGTAATATATGGCAGAAGAAGAATAGGTGGAACTAGAGCATTTGTTGGTACTACAAAAGGTAATGAAGCTACAAGTGGAAATGCAGATGGAACAAATGTTCTAAACATGGTATTGATAATTTGTGAAGGTGAAGTAGGAGTGCCAATGAAAGTATTTTTCAATGATACACTTATATGGCATAGTTCAGGTGATAATGTATCTGATAGAGGTAGTGGAACTACAAACACACTAGGCAGTGGTGGTTTAGAACTTGCAAACTATGAAACAACCAAATATGGAAGTCATTATATTGCTTTCTATCCTGGATCAGACACACAGTCAGTAGATACAACAATGCAAACCAGCATAGGTAGTAGTGTTTGGACAAGCACAAGAACACTATCAGGATTAGCATATATGGCACTTAAACTGCCTGTGGATGCAGATTACAATGGTGCAGTACCAGAAGTTACAGTAGAATTTAATGGCAAGAAGATTAGAAGTATGGCACAGAACCCACCAAGTGGTAGTTTACTTTCTGCACCAGACCAAAACCCTGCAGATGTTATGTTAGATTATTTGACAAACAGCAGATATGGAAAAGGACTAGCTGATTCAGATATTGATTTTGCTAGTTTTAATGCGGCAAGAGATTATTTTAACTCAAGTGCAAGTAGTCCGGCTACTGAAACACCAAGATTTAAAGTAAATGGATTTTTAAACACAGACCAAACAATGTTTAACAATGTAGAAGAAATACTAGAAATGTGCAATGCTATGTTGATATATGACAAGGGCAAATACAAACTAAAACACAGAGCACAAAATGAAAGTTCAACATTTAGTTTTACAAGAGATACAATTATAGGTGATATAGACATACAATTACCACCCAAGAGTGTTAAGTTCAACAAGTTTGAAGTAACTTATGGCAACAAAGCAAATGACTTTAATGATGATGTAGAGATAGTTCCATCACCAACATATCTGGGAGAAGACAACAACACAGAACTTGTTGGTAGAACAAGCAACACACTTATTACTACTGAAGGACAAGCAGATCAACTTGCAGATTACTTGATGAATGATAGCAGACATCAAACAGTAATCAGTTTTAAAGCACCACACTCTACAATAGATGTAAGTGCAGGTGATGTAATAGATATAACACACACAGATTTAGGTTTCAGCAGTAAAAAGTTTAGAATATTATCAGCAACATTAAATGAGGATGACACAATAGATTTCCAGGCACAAGTATATGAATCAAGTATCCAAGTTT